TAACCTCAGCTGCTGCATGAGGTGTACCACCGAAATCATTATTATAAGTAACTTGAACTATCATATAAACTCCCTTAGTAAATAGTTAATTTTTTATTATAGATCTATTCTACCATACTTTTCAGCAAATGTAAAGGATAAAATGCATTTAATTTAAAAAAAGTGATTAACTTGTTAAATGTTTTGCATGTATTCTACAACCAATAAAGTTATTGTAGTAATCATCACGAAATAAAACATCATTATCAAATTGAAGCTTGGCTTCATAATATGACATTTCACCTTTATTTTTACAGAGTTTCAATATTTCACGTTTGAATGTTTGTGTGCCGTGTTCTTCCACAATTTTGCGTACTTCATTTGAAGAACCGTAGTAGTCTTTCCAGTCAGACTCAACACGAGTTCGTACGCGTCTCTTACGCGTTTTATTGATGGGGAGGGTTTTAGGTTTCCAGAAATTCTTCTTTCCAATATACTTTTTGTTGGAATGAATTTCGGTAAGTTGATATACGAATCCTTGATATTCTTCAGGTGTGGATTCGAAAAGTTTCCCATTAAAAGTCCACGTCTCTTCCATTTATGCTATAGGTCTTTCCATTAAATCCTTTGTCCATTTTTTCTTTATCAGACAACTTATCGCTATCAATCCTTTTCGATGGATTGAACTTCTTCTGCTTCGGCTCTTCTGCCGCAGATTGGACAGTAAGCAGGTTCTTTATACGCTGCCACATAAGAAGTTTCATAACATTCTTCGCAATCTATCTGGTAATCTTTCAAGAATATCTCTTTTCTTTTTATCAGATGCTTTTGACCACTCAGCTATTTCTTGAGTTGTTCTGCCACAGCCAATGCAAAAATCATTTTGCAATGTGCATATTTTAATGCATGGTGAAACGACTTTAGAAATCGATTTCACACGCCCCACCTGCACAGGCGGCAGCTGCGAGAGTGTCAACATCTGTATACTTTCTTTCTTTTATATCTTCTTTCCAATCAACTGTTTTAAGTGTTGATTGTATCTTATTCCATTTATGTAATAGGTATGCATCTTTTAAACAATACTCTGCTAACATAGTATCTTCATTTAAATAGTTATCTGCAAACTTATAAAATCTTCTAACCCAATCTCTTTTAATAGCATTCTCTGATGTTTCTAAAGATATATCTTCACCAAAGCCTTTTGCTGTTGAACACGCATCCCATAAATTACTGAAACATTTCAATGCATCAACTACCATACCTGATGCAAACACTGCGGCATTTCCATATTTCTTTACCATATCTTTTGCGGTTATCACCGCAGTATTTGGTGCTTGATTATAATCTTTATCGCCAGTCATACCTAAAAAAGAAATACCAGCAAAAGATCGTCTATTTTCAAACACGTACTTTTCTACAGCATCCCAGTCATCTACAATGATAGTATTAGATACATTATGTCTTACACCTTTATCAGCACATAAGTCTTCATTAGTTCCAGCTTCAACCCAATGCTTTTGAGCTTTTGCTACTAATTTAAGATGTTTAACACCTAGTAAATCATCTTTATACATTGAACCTTTCTTCGGTAAAATTGGAAACGACACGACAACGTCTGTTCCACCTGCAGACCATACAGATTCTTCAACCATGTAAGGATTAGTTTTCATAATAGCCTGAGTAATTTCAGATTCTTTATTCATTTGCACATTGCGGATATACATGGAAGAGTGTTCTGCATGTATACCTGATGCAGTTTGGAGTAATACTGATGCATTGCCACTAGGCTTAACACAAGTAGTACGAGCAGCAGGATTGATGCCGATGACAGCTGCCACTTCTTTGTTAACGTCTTTAACAATCTTTGCTCCTTTTTGCAAAATTTTTTCATCAAATAATATGTCAGGATTATTCATCCATCCTGTAATAGAAACTCCAAGTAAAGCCTCTCTATCAAATATTTTTTTAGAAGTATCTGATAAAAACTTGAAGTCAGTGTACCCTGCTTGTAGGGTACCGAGGATAGACGCTGCACGACATGCCTTATAAAAGTCTTCCTCGGTATTGCATTTGCCTCCATTGATTTCAGTTAGGTTGCATCCTTGCCAACCTGACTTTTTATTAATCTGTGGATACATACCAATCTCAACACATGGATTTGTAGTATGTTCTGTAGATTCAACAAAGACGAATCCGGGTTCGCCAAATTGTTTGACTGATTCCATAATCTTGCCAAACTCTTCAGGTGTAGTCTTATCTCTTACAATAACTGCAGAGTTATTTGACCTACCTCTTTGCGGATTTTCCATGAACCAGTTACCAGTTTTAGCATTCATCATAAGTTCGTCATCTGGAGAAAACAAACATATTGTTGCTGATCTTCTTACACCGCCTGATAATACAGCATCGGCTGCATGCATCGTAATATCATATGCATCAATTGGTTTTATTTCTATTGGTTCTTTGGAATCTAATACAATACCTTGTAGTAAATGTTCTATTTTATCTAATGACCTACGTAAACCATTTGGCCCAGGAGCTTTAAATCCGCCTGAAATATAAGCACCTTGCGGTCTAATTTGTGATAAGTCAAAATAGACTCTTCTTCCTTCGTACTCTGGATATTTACCACCACCTACGAAGAATGAAGACATTAATATATCAAGAGCTGATGCCCAACCTTCTATTGAGTCTTCTACAATATAACCTTTCGCTTGTTTAGTTCTGTTTTGAATTTTTGGTAATTTTTTAATATGGTGTTTCTGTACAGAAAAACCTGCACCTGCACCACATAATAAAATATAAAACACCTCACCAAAGAATGCTGGCCTGTCAACATAAGATGATGTACAGTTATACATTCTCATTTGATGTTTCATTAATTGTTCGCCACCAAATTGTAAAGCACGTTGTGCACCAAGAACACGTTGTTCTTTGTATGCTTTACGAGCTTCTTCAATGTATGGCTGTAAAGTATTATTGTTATTAATATAGTTTTGTTCGTGCATATCTATTACACGATCTACTGCCTCATCCCAACTTTCATATCTATTATCATCGTCCTTAAATCTTGAATATCCTTCGTAGAACTTGGTTTGAGACAAAAATTCTCTAGTGTCAACAAATTGTTGCATCTCGTTTCCTCTTTATTTTTGATTATCTGTTAACTATTATATATTAAAAATGAGTCTTTGTAAAGGACTTTTTAATCATTTTTTGAAAAATATTTTTCTATCATTTCAATTCTATCATGCGCAGCAGACATCTTATCGAGTTCTGCAATAACTGCTTCTGTTACATCACTATGTTCACCAATGCCTGCTGGCATAGTTTGGTATACCTTAATGTTAGCTTTATGTACTTCAAGTTGTCCTTCAGCTTGTTTCTTAGCTGCCAATAATAAATGATCGCCTGCTTTCATTTTAGTCTCCTATTTTAGCATTTACTTTTCTATGTTTATTCCATGCAACAAATCCGCCTATTCTTAATGCCCAATAAGCTAGATAATTTAAGAAATAAAATCCATTAATATCTATATTAATATCTCTAAATACTTTATCCATCCACTGCTGATTTTTATTTCCTATATTCTTTCCGTTTTTTAGTAATAACGTTTGATACTTATAACCATAATCATGCACTAATCCACCTATTAGTAATACACCTACTGGAGATAAGAATTGTGCTAAAAACTTTGGAACACTCGCACCATCAAACTTAAATCCTTTTGGTATAACAAAGTCTTTTCCTGCAAATGAATAATTAAAATTTTTTGTTACTTCCCAGTGCCGTGTACCAAACACCCATAATTTTAAAGCTCCCCAAAAACCTTTACCTTTTGTTTCTATTCGTATTGGTTTCATGTGCGGATATTCTTTATATTTAAAATTTATTGCAGCACCTTTTTTTCTATCAAATAAGTTGATAATAAAACCTATGATGACCAAGATTATGAATATAGTCATTGGCCAAAATTGAGTGGCTAAACTTAAAATTAAATCTGTCATTTTTTGCTCCTCATTTGTTCTTGCATTGCTAATGCTGATTCATTATCAATACACGCAATCTCTACTAACTTCATATTAGGAAATCTAAGCTTAATACCAGCTTTAACGTATTTATTATAAGTTTTAAGATATTCAACACATTCTTGTTTTGTATTAAAAATTAAATTTTGATTTATCTTAAAACTAATCAAATCTGTATTTGGATATGTTAAAGCTGCTATTAGAAACCAAATCATTACTTCACCTTTTTAGTCAGCCATTTAATACCATCATTATTATGTATTACGACTTCTTCTATCACTTCAAGTTTCTTTTCAGTTTTATTAACTTTCATTTCGTCCCATATTATATTGGCAATCAAAGATGCCATGATCGATTCTAACATATTATTTCTCTTTTGGTTTCACTGCTTCTTCATAGTACAAGATAACTTCTTTCTGTTGTTCTATATATCTTTTTATTTGTTCAAAGTTTAAAGCTAAATTTTTGAATGATGCAGGGTCTAATCCATATATTACAAATTCACCCATACCGTCTTTAACTTTTTTAATTACTTCAGGTAAGTTCTTTTCTGTTATTACTATTATCTTTGCTTCAAGCATTTTAATGCTTTTAGGCTTTTGTGCAACAGCAATAGTCGGTGCTATAACTTTTTCAACAGTTACTACTTCTTTTTCGGGTGTCCAACTACAACTACTTAGTAGCAGTGTTGATACCGTTAAACATGTTAACAACTTCTTCATTAATTTTCTTTTCTGTAGCTATAGGATCTGCAATACTATTTTTAACAATGTCTGTTTCAGCTAGTATTTTAGAAATCTTTTTATTATTTTCTTCTGCAATAGAAAGTTTATTATTCAAGTCTTTTGTAAGCTTGATTTGCTTTTCCATATTTTCTTTGAGAGATTTGATTGTAGAATCTTTTGCTTTGACAGCAACTTCAAGTTTTGCATTATTATCACGTAATGTTGCCATTCTCTGCATTGTATCATTATATACAAAGTACGCACCATAGCCGATACCTGCTAGTATCACTAGTACAAATAATAAAATATAGAACCTAGCCATAATTATCTTCTATGTATTTTCTAAATCTCTTTAGTAATACTGGAAACTGATCTTTCTTTCTACGCTTATCATGCATAGTTGTGGTTTTCAATTTTGGGCCCATTGCAGTTTGTGCTGGATTTGGTATATCTGCGGTGGTTACCATTTCACTAGCTGCTTGTGCAGATCTCATAGCATCTGGAGTAGGTGCACCTTTTTCACCTTTTTTACGCATACGTTTTCCAGACTTTCTTCTCATATGAATGTTATGCCAAAGTCCTTTTGATTTTTCTTGTATATCTTCTTTTTGCATAGCTTTTGTTTTCTTCTTCATTTGGTTTATGTACTTTCTATAAACCGCGGCAGGTCCGGCCTTTCCCATAACTCGAGCTCTTTGTTCCATGGCGATGGCAGCTTGAATTTTGTGGGCATGAGTTTTGCCTGAGTTTTTGATTTTCGAGACCGACGCTTTCGCGTCTTCGACTGTTGCAAATTTGAGGCCATGTATTGTTCCTTTCGGGTTTTCATCAGTGTATAAATCACTATGTTTGTCAGAACCTGCAGGTTGTCCTTTTTTTCTTGGTATTCTTTTTGTTGCTTCCATCACATCGGTGTTTGCACTTTTACCAGATTGTTTAACTACACGTAAAGGATTACCTACCATTCTTTCATATCTTTTGGCTGCAGCCTTTGCACCGGCTTCTGTACTATGATAGCTGAACGTATAACGAGACTTTGGTGCGTTTGGTTGAACTACAACATGAGTGTAAGTTTTTACTTTACTACCTTTTTGTCTGCCACCGATTCTCATTAACCTCCTCCACCGTTGCCGCCGCCGTTACCGCCGCCATTGCCACCGCCGTTACCGCCACCGTTTCCATTTCCATTACCGTTTGTGCCATTGCCATTTTTTTGTGATGAAGATTTTGCACCGCCAAATCCATACCTAGGATATCCAAGTCTAGATGTTCTTGAATAATTTTTAGGTACACATGATTTAGTTTTTTTATCGTACTTATACCCAGGTGGACATCTAATTTCTTCAAACAACTTCATCGTAATAACTCACTGGCTGTTACATACACTTTTTGATTTGTTTTAATGTGTGTTGCTTCATATACATCTACACCAAAAACATCTCCAACTGGAAAACACTCATCTTGTATTCTGACTTGATCTCTTGGCCAAACTAATTCATCACACGTTTTATTTAAAAGTTTTGCATTTGAAACTTTATAAACACCGGGTGATAGTTGTTTATCTTCCAATAAGAACCATTCATTCTTCTCATTTAAAAAATCTAATACATCTACATTTAATTCTTTACAGATTTTTTCTAATCCTTCTGTTCCGACTTTTTCTTTAATGAGAAAGAGCGCGCTCGCAAAAGATCCGAGTTTACTTCCACCTCCTGGAATTTTTGCAACGAGCCTTTTAATGTTAGCGGCAAGGCGAATAAAAGGAGTATAAG